GTTTAGAATCCATTTACTATCGTGTCCTTTTTGACCGCTCTAACCAGTTCATGCGCTCTCTAGGTGAGAGCCCACGAATTTCTGTAAGTGTCCAACCAACGAAAGTCCTAGTTAAGATTTCGTATTGGTCTAGAAGACTTTCGTAATCTGCTTCGCTAAAGGCGAAACAAATCAAGCAAGCTTAACGGCAGAAGAATATCTTCGCCGCATGCCTGACAAGCCTTCTTCACCTCCCCTAGGCGTGGGCCTGGGTTACGTTTGATAATTTCATCAACGATTTTGGTTCTGTCTGCCATACCTAGTGATAGGGCAGTAGAAGCTCCAGAAGATGGTGAGCCGTTTAGTGAAACAATGCATCCAGATAGTAATAGCGTATTAATTTCTGCGGTTGTCTTATCAATGTTTTCCATCAACTTACGTTGTGTAATTCCATTAGGTAAAGCAACAACAGCTGTGCCTTTCTTTGTTTCAATTTCAAAAGTGCCCTCTTGGACACGGTCTTCTAGAGAAACAACTGGCACATCTTTAGTTAGAAACAATACGGCTCTTTGTTCTTCACCGCAGGTGCGGCAACGGAAGCCAACTTCCATATCATCTCCAAACGTAACCCTTCTAATACCTAAAAGGATTGCGTCACGGTCTCCTGCAAGTAATGCGTTTAGGTCTTCTTTTTCTACAGACCTTGACCCAATCTTTGCTAGACCTCTTTGCAATAGCACATCTAGTGCCTTGCCTGAAGAACCAGCTTTAGCAACTGCTTCTTCATCAGCTCCAGTAAGTTCCCTTACTTCGACTGTCTTTACTACTTCACCGTTGGCTTCTACAAAGCCACCTGGCAAAGATACTTCTGACTCTGAAGGGGCCCGCGTCTTAATAACAGGCGCAGGCTCCTCCATCGCCTTAGCTGCAAATTTATTTACAAGTTCTGCATCGGTAATAATGTCTGGCACGATTTATACTCCTAAAGGTAGTTTTAATTACGAAATAAGTCCTGCTGGGTCTTTGCCATCGTCGTCAGTAAAGAACACTGATAGTCCTTCGTGAACAAGAGTCATTGACTCAAACAAGATTGCTCCGTCTGCTGCGTTAAGGTCTGTATAGTTTAGCGCAGTAATCCAAGCGTTATGAATCTTGAAGCCCATCTTGTATCTCTGAATGTCTGTTGGTCCAGAGTTTGGATGGTCTGCAACAAAGACCTTAATGTTTACGCGGAAGCCTTTGCCTGTAGAAACAGCAAGACCTTCACCAGCTGACGCAGCAAATAAGCCGCGCATCCATGTGATTGCTTGGTCGTTTCCGTCAAGAACTCCACGCTGTAATGTGATTGGTGTAAAGGTAGTCATGCCAGGTACCTGGTGTACTGTGGTGTTGTAACCGCCTTCACGGTATTGGATGGCCTGAGTATTAACGCTCAAACCACTGATGTTGCTAAAGCCGCCTGACCAAGTAACGAGTTTGTTATTAAACACGCCACCTTCTTTAGCTGCCTCAAACTGAGCAAAAAACCGAAACGAGCGTAACGGGTCTGTTGCCAAGGTTGAGTGGCGGTTGATTATGCTGCTAGCCATTTGTGGTTATCTCCTTTACGCCACAGTAACGGTGGTTCCACCGTCAAACTGACCGATTTTAATGATAACGAATTCAGCTGGACGCTGTAATGCAACACCGACTTCGATGTTTACATATCCATTATCAATTGAACTTTGCGGGTTGTTTTCTGCATCAACCTTGACAAAGAATGCTGCTTGAGGAGTTGCTCCTCGTAGGCCGCCCTTGCTCCAGAAGTCTGTTAGGAAAGTACTAATTCCTGCTTCAATACGACGCCATAGTGCTTCATCGTTTGGTTCAAAGATGGCAAATTCTGTAAGGTCTGTAAGAGCCTTACGTAGATAAATAAGAGTACGACGTACTGGTACGTACTTATCAACATAGCCAGGCTTCAATGTACGAGAGCCCATTACAACAAAGCCAGAACCAGGTACAAACTTAATTGCGTTAACTGGTGCGGCCGCTGAGTTTAGACTATCAAGTTCTGCGTTTGTTAAAGTTACAGCAGATACAACTCCAGCTAGACGAGCCTGTAGACCTGCTGGTGCTTTAAATACTCCACGAGAAGCATCTGTTGCTGTCATTAAACCTACTACTGCAGCGCCAGAGCCAACGGCTACGGTGCGACCTGAGCCTGAACCAACAGCGGCTGTTGGGTCAGAGATTAATAGGTTTGGATAATAAACTGCAGCTAAAGAGTTAGATGTGTATTGTGAAGCAAGAGCAAGCTGTGTAGAAACAACATCGTATACTCCGTCAATAACTACAAACACATCTTGTCTGCTGTTTGCATACCCAATTGCTGCGTTGATAACTGGAACAGTTGAGTTTCCTGGAATGTTAAGAACCAAAGACTGTTTAACAGTATCAAAACTTAACAAACCATTTGCATAGTCTGTGTTTCCGACAGCACTTCCAGCTCCTCCAGAAGCTAGAGTCTGATTAGATACAACTGCTGGGTTGCGGGTAGCACCTGTGTTGCCAGAGTTAAGGTCAGTCAACGTAATGTAGTTTGACCCTGCATTTACAACTGTTGGTGCATAACGTGCGTTTGAAGCTGTCATTGATAAATCATTATGACGCTCAACTAGGTTTGCATCAGTGTTGCCGTTGTAGTAAACAAGCAGGTCAAATAGGCCTGAGGTTACTGAGTTGACAACAGAAAGATTAATATTGTTACCCCAAGCACCAGGGTTCTTAGCCTGAGCTTGAAGAGTTGCTGATGGGGTAGCTGCACGGTCTGCAAAAGAACGGGTTGCTGTTGTTGCTCCGTTTGCTATGCGTGTTACGTAGCATTGACTTCCACCATTTGAAAAGAACATGTATACAGCTAACGGAAGGTCGTTATTTGCTGTGGTGTTCCAAGAACCAAATGTTGTTACATACTGGCTCCAAGAGGTTACAAGAGTTGGAGTCAAAACTGGTCCTCTGTCATTAGTACCAATGAAGGCACCAATAGAGTCTGAGTTTGGCCCAACTACAGGTGCAACAGGGTTGAGCGTCTCTTCGACGTAGACCCCTGGTCGTAGTACTGCCATTTGTTATATCTCCTTTAGATAGACTTTGGTGACCGTGTATTAAAGTTTTGTTAGTCCTGCAGGGATTACGGCTTGTGGTACGGACACTGGGTTAGTGTTAATGTTAACTTCCTCAACTCGCTTAGTTGCAATCTTTGCAGAAAGCGGAGTAAGTTCGCTAACAATTCTTACTGTATAGATATTGCGCAAAAGTCTGCGGTTTCCAGTTTCACTTTCAACTGCATCTCTTTTTGCAAACCCATCAAGGAACATATGTCGTCTTGATGTTTCAGTACCTAGTTCATTAGGCACTAACAAGCCGCCGTACTTTGATGGAAACTTAGTGGTTAGCTGATGAATAATGGCCCTATCATGGCGAGGGTTTCTCGCGTAGGTTGTAATTTGATACACCAAATCAAAAGCTACTGGTATCTCGTAGGAGTATGTCCTACCAGATATTGGAGCAATAGTTCCGCGGTAATCATTGTCTGTAAGCATTCCAGAGGTTTGCCTCTCGTTTGCTGGAATCATGTCAATCAAATCAATAGTGACAAATGGGAACTCTTGGGTCCTGACCTCTACGTCTGGATAACCAAACCACACCTTCACCTGACGACTAGCATTTTTTTCATCAGACACGGTCATCCCTTGTAGCAAGGTTTTTAAGGCTAGGTCTTCTGCAATGATAAATGGATTACCCATATTAAATCCTGTTCGCTTCTATTAAGGATTCATGAGTT